CACTCACAGTTTCAGATTTACGCGACATGTTGGAAGGGCTCGATGACAACCTGGAAGTTCGGTTCGCAGCGCAGCCAAACTGGCCATTCGAGTACAGCATCGACAAAGTTGAAGTCGTCAACCCGAATGCCCCATCTGACGACGAAGAGCGCGAGTACGAAGATGCGCTTTACGAAGCCCGTCAGATCGAAGACCCCGAGAAACGCGAAGCCGAGATCAAGGAGCTTCGTGACGGCTGGATCGCGATGCAGGAGTCGAACGAAGCTGACAACGTGCTGGAAGTAGTGTACCTGGTGGAAGGCAATCAGATCGGCTACTTACCAGGCATCGTCGCTAGTGCGATTGGTTGGGGTCGCGGGTAGGTTTGAACGCTCGTTCGTTTGAACCTTAACACTTGTTAAGGTTCAAATAGGGATCGTTCAATCCCAAAGGAGAATCAAATGGCACAAAGCAAGGCAATCTACGTTCACATCATCATGCGAAAGGGCAATCACAGCGTCATGATCGATCGACGCGATGAGAGCATGAAGCACGGGCACCTTAACAATTATCACAAGCCCACAATCAGCAGCATGAACCGGCTACTCAGCTTGGATATCATCAAGCATGGCGACGTCGTGCTGTACGCCGATGGTTGGAGCTCCATCTGGACGCCGAGGATGCGACTCATCGTGATACCTGGTTACGTTCGGAGCTATTGAACGCTCGTTCGTTTGAACCTTAACACTTGTTAAGGTTCAAATAGGGATCGTTCAATCCCAAAGGAGAGCAACATGCTTACAACCATTCTGTTCAACAATTTCGACAGCAGGCAAGCCTTCATCGTGCGTGCTCAGACGAAAGCCAATCTCGTCGCCAACATCGCAGCTGAGATTGTGAAGCACAATATGAGTGACGTCTGCACGAACGACCTCGACACCAATGAAGCGGATGGCATCGAGCACGCAGGCGTCGAGCTTACGTATGTGGAATGCTACGCTCACTTTGAAGTGAGTGAAGATGGTGGTGCGAATTCGGAGCACTACCGTAACTTCGCCGAAGCAGCCACGGAGTTCGCCAAGCTCGTCGTTGATGCAGGCTACTACAATTCGTAGTTGAACGCTCACATCCCAACCTTAACATTTGTTAAGGTTGGGTCAGGGATCGTTCAATCCCGAAGGAGAACAAAATGCTACACGAATCGTTCGAATTCAAAGTGCAAGTGCAGAACCCGTCCGATCGGTTGCCCTGGGAAATGCTTCCAGTGCTCTTCACTCGGTCGTTCGATGTCGAGCATTACGACGACGCCATCAAGCTCGCTGCCAAGCTTGCCGACACGGTCTCCGGTCTCACGCATTGCGAAGTGCGATGGAACCACTGGGGCTCAGGGCAAGGCCACTACGTCGCTTCGCTCGACACGAAGATGGGTCGCTAGGTCAAGATGGGCTCCTGTGAAGGAGCCCACCTTAACAAAGCGTCTCAAGGATCCAGTCTTTGAGCGCTTTGTTAAGGTTAGCAATTCGGCTAATCATTCACGTTTGTTAAGGAGAGCACCAATGACACCTAATCGTTCCAAGATCATCGATCAGATTCGAAAGCTGATGGAGATCACCAATCCCGACTCGGGAGCCTTCGAAGGCGAGATGGCGAATGCCTCCGCAGCGATGCAACGACTGATGGACAAGTATTCCATCGGCATGGACGAAGTACATGCTGCGAATAACGTCGTTATCGACGAAGCGTTTGGAACACGAAATGCGGACGCGATGTTCGGCGTCATCAAGCAGTGGCACTGGCACTTAGCCCGCATCATCGGTCGCATCACGCACACCAAGCACTTCAGCACCGCCAAGCACTCAGAAAGCGACACACCGATGAAGACCGCCTACGGCTACGAACGGACGTGGGGCAAAACGATTGGCTTCTATGGCAAGGAGAGCAACGCAGAAGTAGCTTCGCAGCTCTTCGTCGAGTGGCTCAACAAGCTCACTGTGATGGCGATGGTAGCGACTGGCGAGTATTGCAAGATCCTCTGCAGTGGCTACGGAGTAGCTAGCGCCTATCGCATCAGCGGGCTCGGCGAAGACCACCCCAACGTTTGGCGGGCATCCTGGTTGAAGGGCTGCCTCCGCACGATCGAGAATTCACTAATCGACCAGGAGCAGGAGCGCACCGAGAAGATCGAATCGGCGCTCGTGCTCTACGATGAGAATCTCGCAGCCAAGTGGTTGGAGCACTCGAAGGGCTTTCGCACCATCAGCTTCGGCGACAACGCTTTCAACGTAGCTGGGTATCATTCCGGCTCAGAAGTAGGCGCTACGCTCCACATCGGTCAGAAAGCAGTGACCGGTCGTAACAAGCAGCTTTCAGACTGAACGCTCGTATCTCAACCTTAACAAGTGTTAAGGTTGAGTCAGGGATCGTTCAATCCCAAAAGGAGATTCACAATGGCAGTCTTAGGCTTTCAGCTTCACATTACGGTCGACTTGGATTTCGAAGCAATCGCAGACGAGCTCGTCAACAAGGGCGAAGACGTCAAGACGGTCGACGAGATTCGCGAGATGTGGAATCGGGGCGAGCTCGAAGAGTTCTTGGGTGAGCACTTCGAATCGCATGAGCTCGTTCAGATAGCTGAGCCCGATGGGTGCAGCCACTATCCGATTCAGGTCGGCTCGGGCTACATGAGCCACTAATTGAACGCTCGTATCTCAACCTTAACACTTGTTAAGGTTGAGTCAGGGATCGTTCAATCCCAACAAGGAGAACAATATGTTAAGGTATCAGCTCACGTTCAAAGGCGACATGGTGCACGTAGAGTACTTCGGCGATGGCGTCGAGATCTCGATGTGGAAAACACTCGCCGAGTTCAACGACTGGCTTCAGGCTCGCCGGTTCAGCATTTCGGGCAACTTGGTTGATGCGAGGTGATGACATGCCACGCACAAGCTTGATTCCCTCCGACTGGAGAGCACGTCGCAACGGTCAGACAGCACACATCGAAGTCGTCAGCGGTGGCAATGATCTCATGGATCGAAGTTATTGCATCTGCTACGAAGACGACGAGACAGGTGCCATCAAGTGGGACTCTGAAGAGTTCGACATCGCTGATGGTGATGCTGCTATCAAGCGAGCCGAGACTCGAGTAGGCACGCTGACCTTCGCCAGACGCACCCGCAACAAGAGATTGCACGGCTGCGGGATCAGTTACGCCTACTACGATTGAACTACACATCCCAACCTTAACATTCGCTAAGGTTGGGTCAGGGTCGTTCAACCCAAAAGGAGATGCAACATGACTAATCTGAGAGTAACGTTTCGCAACATCGCCCAGGTCGTACTCTACGAGTGCGAGTTCAAGGGACAGTTCAGCGACGGCAACTGGGAGAACGCTGAGCCCTACGATGCGTGGAAGCAGCCGTGTGATGCAGTCGCCAGCGTTGCAAAGCCTGGTGAAGCCCTCGGCACGCACAACTTCTACCCGCGCATCCTGTACGGCTTCTCGAGCCCGAACCTGCTCGACTGCTGTGGCGATCGAATGATCTTCTGGGTCAAGAGTGCCATGGCATATCCCGAGAAAGTGCAGGAGATGATCGCCAATGAGTGGACTTGGGAGACCGATCACGCTCAGGATCCGAAGATTGCTCTGCAGTCCTACACACTCGCTCAGCTCAAGACCGACCTGCGCGATATGAGTCGCATCTGGGCTGGCCGTCCTTCTGCTGAAGAAGAACGCGCTCAGAAGAAAGCCGAGAAGGCTCAGCGGGAGATCGACGACCGCGAGTACAAGCTTCGCCAGATTGAGAGTAATCGAGCATATGCGCGAAAGCTCCTGACCGAGCGCGTTGCTAAGCTTCAGGAAGACCTCGGCAAAGCCCAAGCTGAGCTAACACAGTACGAATAATTGAACGCTCGTATCTCAACCTTAACACTTGTTAAGGTTGAGTCAGGGATCGTTCAATCCCAAAAGGAGAACATCATGAAGCTAGTTGGTGAGTACAAGTCAATCCAGTTCGTTCACACGAACTGGTGGCTGTGCAAGTGTGGCGACTACCCCGAGCACTCAGTGCTCGCAGGACAGTTCAGCCGTCAGCTGTGCACCGCCTACGATTCGAAAGAAGAAGCCGTCGCAGCCAACCCCGGCGTTCAGGTCGAAGAGACCTACATCATGGAGTCTGGTCTCGTTCCCAGCTGTGCACCGTTGGACTTCGACCCAGGCTACTGTGGTGAGTCGTGGGAGGAGCCATCATGATCAGCAGACATGGCTATCCCCATTCCGATGACGTCGACGACGCGATGGACGAAGCTAAGCTCGAAGCTGTCGCCAAGAAGTTCTTTGACGACTACAAAGCCGAGTTGATCGAAATCGGCTACGAGCAAGCAAGCTGCAACGACGAAGGTCTTGTCGATGCAGGTGATGCTCTTCGACTCCTAGCCGAACGTGATTTCTTCAGGATGTCCGACAGCGACCGCGGGACACTCGCGTACTTGAGCGATCGGATCGTAACGTTCGTCACGAAGGCATTCGATGCTGAGTTCACTCAGGACTTCAGCGGGCTAGATCAGAATAGCCACGGGAGGGTACGATAATGTTCGCAACCTTAACAGAGCAGATTGAAGTTGTGAACCAAGTCATTCGTGATGTCAAGAGAGACATCGTATGCGCAGATGACGACAGAGAGCAGGTCGAGTGGTTGACAGAGAGAATCAAAGTTCTCGAAGACATCCGGACGACGCTGACGCGTCTTCAAGAGACAGTTCGCTTCTTCGTCGAAATCACCAAGCCATCTATCATGCACGAATAAGGAGAGATGAGATGAAACAGAAACTAACACCGAGGGGCAGGTTGGACTTCCAAGACGTTGTGGAGTTCGAACGCTGCACGACCAACGATCCTGTTGACGTTGTCATCGGGCTCACTCGCTACTTGGACGCCTACGGAGAAGACGGGCTTCACGATCTCGTCGGCTTTATCACGTTTGGTTGTAGAGCCAACATGACCGAGATGGAGATCGCTGCCACGATCGGTCACGATCTGAATGGAGCAGGGAGTCCAGGCTTCTCACCTCGATCACACGGTTACGGTAAGCACACTGACTGAACGCTCGTTCGTCTGAACCTTAACACTTGTTAAGGTTCAGATAGGGATCGTTCAATCCCAAAAGGAGAAACTCATGAAACCTAATCCCTACACTCTCGATGGCTACAGCAAGGGAGCTCGAGAGATCACGCTCAAGACAATGGAGACCGGTGACCCGGATCCTAACTACGAGCCCTTGCATGTCGACAAGCTCGCACGGTCGATGACGCCATCGAACTTCACTTACTTCATGGAGAAGTTCTTCAACAGTATGAACCACACCGTTCGGGATGGCGTGAAGTTCGGGCAAGCAATGATCGAGTTTCACCCATCAGTTCAGGCAAACGCTGTTACCTGGCTACTCGGTGTCCTAATAGGAATCTCTTCCCAGAAGTACACTGATGCACGCAATGACACAGCTATCAAAGCTGCTCGTCTGATGGTCTTAGCTGGGAAGCAGAAGTACGACTTCCAGTACATCATCGATCAGGAGACAATGGAATGATCACAAAACGTCAGCTTCACAAGATTCAGCAAGCTCAGAAGATGATGCAGGACACTCACAAGATTCTCGAGAGCATCATCGTCGAGGTGCAGAAGAGTGCGAACGTTGTTGCTCCAGGCACTCTCATGCGTCTCATCTCTATTCGAGATCATCTCTTCGACGATCTCACGGGAGGCGTCAACGGGATCGTTCACGATGCGATTCACGCTGGCGTCGAAGGGATCGATCTAGTGCCAACTGAGATTCTCGTTCTCGCCTCCGAAGCTCGTCGTCGCATTCTTCTCGTCCCTGGTGGCTATCGCTTCGAGAAGCTGTATGGGGAACAGCATTGGGAGCGGATGACTGAGCGAGATAATCTCGACGGGTTGAAACAAGCTTCGTTCACCTACTTTGGTGAAAACATCTACCACTTAGCTGATCAAGCGAGAGTCGAACTCGCACGCATCGCTGATCTTCCGTGCGGGTAGATCTGAACCTTCACATCCCAACCTTAACACTTGTTAAGGTTGGGTCAGAGGCGGTTCAGCCTCGAAAAGGAGAGTAATATGAGCCTGCAGTATGATTCACGCAAGTGTGTGCCCCCGTTACCCGACAGCACGAATGACTCGTACTTACGTGAGGTTCTTGTCTTCGGATCGATGACGACGGGGATACCCGAGATCACGAAAGAGAACTGGCCTGAAGTCTATGCCCGTCTTCACTTGACCGAGATCTCGAATGGTGCGTTCCGCACGATGGTGCAAGACGAGAAACAGGTTGACGTTCTTCTCACTCCCAAAGACGTCAAACGCTGGGTCGGATTGAGCACGAACGCTTCTCCGAAGACTCGCGTTCAGTTCATCAAGCGGTTCAACTACGACCTAGACAACTTTGTTAAGGTTGCCAAGGAGATCGACAAGGAGGTGACACATGACGTCGAAGCCTCAGACGCCATTGCTGGTGGATGACTTGATTGCCATCGTCATCCTGCTGATCGTATTGATCGGCCTTGCTTCGAGAGCTGCGTGGTGATGCTATGACAGATCTCTGGTATCGCCCTACTCCTGGGACTGAATGTCTCATCTGCGGTGGGATGGCTACAGAGGGGCATCAACACGCTCACAAGGACAACGCTCCTGTGATCTCCGCCGAGATGGCAACTGCTGCGAAGCAAATGGTCAAGCTGTTCCCGGATATCTTCAATTCGGGCAAGCATGTCGATCGAGTTCAGAAAGCTGTCAATATCTTGAAGCTCTTTGACTCGTTCGAAATCAACTTCTTCGAAGCTTATGTTAAGGCAACGAAGATGTTTCAGTCGCTCCCCGAAGGCTTGATCACAGTAACACGTTGGGCAACGAAAGTAGGACAGCTTTGCAACGATGTCGAGTTCATCGAGATGACACAACCCGGCGAAGTCGTTGTGATGCTCTTCATGCACTCGTAGAACGCCTATCTGCTCTCGACTGGATGTCGAGAGCAGTCAGGGTAATTCTACCCAACTATGAAAGGAGAATTATGACTCGAGAGACGAATGAGAATGGTACGTTGAATCCTTACGTTGTGCACGGAGGTGAGATTCGAACGGGCGACTTCTTTGGCTACAAAGTCATTGCAGTCGTCCACGATCAGTACTTCTGGGCAGCGTATCGCGGTCTGACTGATTGGAGCGACGAACGAGTTGCTGCTGAAGGAGACAAAATCTCCTATGAAGTTGCTTGTTCGTTGTTCCCCACGATCGCAGGGACAATCCCTCACTACAACACGTAAGCTTGGCTTCGGGAGGAGCTCATGCAGACAAATCGATTCCCAAAAGAGATGCAGGTGAAGAGCCGATCTCATTCAATCGAGCAGCTATCAGGTTCGATGTTCGTTGTCACTTCCGGGACGTCGGGGTCTCAGTACACGATCGTCTTGGGAGACTTAGACATCCCGACCATCTGTTCTTGTGACTGGGGCAAGTACCGCGAGCCTGGTATTCCCTGCGGATGCTCGCATGTCGTCGCAGTTCAGAACTATCTCGCTGAGACCTATGCTCGTCGTCGCATCAGCGTTTGGTCGAAGCCCGAAGATGTAGCACGTCAGCATCGCCAGACGTTCGTTCTGGGTGACGGGTTGATTCTCACGACCCGAAAGATCGGTTCATGATGCTCGAGTTCATGTATCGAGTTCTCGTCGTGATCTGCACAGTGCTCCTGCTGCTGATTATTTCGTTAGTAGCAGGATGCACTGGCACTATCGTATTCATACTCGTTCGATGAAAGGAGATCAGATGGCACACACACTTTCGTGCATCGCCTGGCAGCAGAAGATGAAAGCTGAACACGATGCGTACGTTGCACAGTGGCCTGACTACTGTCAGCACTGTGATGGCTTCGGAGAACTTCGCTACTCGTATGATCCATCGCCTGCTGGTGTTTCACTAGGATCCGGTCACATGGAAGACGCTGACCCCTGCCCTGTCTGTATTGAGACAGGACATTGCCCACGCTGTGGCAAGCACGTCCCAGGCTGGGAGTTCGACTCCCTCGAAGGGAACGAAACCTGCCCATTCTGCGGCTGGAACCTAGAGTCGCCTGGTTGCCCTCTCGAGTACGATGAGTGCGACTGTGATAACCGAGATGCTGAAGATGTTCTCGAACGTTCGCGAGCCGATCTCGAAGACTTTCCGAACGACTAATTCGATTATAATCAGACAAAAGGAGAAAAGCTATGCCAAGAGTAACGCACGTAAAACACGCACGCAAGGATTACCCGCAAGCGGGAATCAAGAAGGGCGACTCGTACTACTGGTGGGCGTTCCGCTTTCAGCCCCCTCACATGTCGCTCACAGCCCCGACTCGTCAACAGCTGACGCAGAGCTCATTCCTGCAGGAGCTGTATGGCATCGAAGACGACATCGGTGCTCTCACTGCGGGTGCACATCTCGCTGATGAGCTCCCTGAGATCATCGGTCGCATTGAAGATCTCAGCTCGCAGTGTCAGGACAGCTTGTCCAACATGCCCGAGCAGCTTCAGGAGTCTTCGTCCGCAGGTCAGATGCTTCAAGAACGTTCTGACAACCTGGATTCGTGGGCGAGCGACCTCAGCGGGGTCGAGCTCGAAGTCGACGAAGATGCTCTTCGTGAAGAAGCCGAAGGTGAGTTCGATGAGTGGGATGACGCTGATGTTCGTAAGCAGGTAACAGACGAAATGCTTCAGCAGATCAAAGACCCCGACGATGTCGACGAGACCAAAGTCGAGGAAGAAGTCAAACGTCGTCACGACGCTTGGCAGATGGAGCTCGACGATGAAGTAGAGTCAAAGGTCAGCGCAGCCTGGGACACGATCTTGGAAGAAGTTCAGGGCTGCTCGAGCGGGCTCTAATCATAGCACGAACGGTGTGGTTGAAGCAGGTTCGACTCCTGCCCGTTCGTCTGCGTTGCAGACTGGCAGGGCTTGTCATCCCTGTCTCCGATCGGGCGCGATCGTCCGGTTCCAGTCTGCAACGCGTGTTTCTCCCCGAGAAACACCTTGTAGGACATGTTAGGCTGCGTTCGTTTGCAGAATAGGTGTAGTTGTACCCCCGCAGATCTCACGGTCTGCGGGGGGTTTTTTTGTCTCACGTACGCGCAGTTCACGCGCAGCTGAAGCTGCCGGGGAGTTTCAGTATTGAGCGAACTCGCACTACCCAGCTTTGAAATTCTTGCTGGGAGCTGCATCGTTCACTCCGAACTCGAGAATGTCCTCAAGCCATGCTACAGCTACAGCAGCGACTTGAATGATCTCGAACTGCAACTCCTCGGGCTTTCGTTGTAGGATAGCTTTAGCACACTCCCCTGCTTCTTCTATCAGAACAGTGAGCCACTCGAAGCTAGTGAGATTACGATGCTTCCCCCACTTGGCATCTTGACGAACACGTTCAAGATGTATGACATGCATGACTTGATCGAATCTTGTTCTGGTCATTTGACACTCCAGAGTCGTTTTCTTGCGAGCTCTACGTATGAGTGAAGAGTCTCGAACCCGATCGAATGACGCCCAAGACTCTTGGACGCGACGAGAGTTGTTCCACTCCCGCAGAAGGGATCAAGCACCAAGTCGCCAGGATTCGAATATAGTCGAACCAATCGTTCGATCAATGTCAGCGGCTTCTCCCAGGGATGCTCGGGAGGCATGATCAGTCGATCGTCATAGACTCCGATCATTTGACTCCAGTGCAGAGTGTTGAAGGTCGACACCTCTCCACCATATCCGTGTCGCTTGACAAGAATCATTTCGACGAACCTCCCACACTTCTGGGAGAAGTTCTTGGTCGAAGGTGTTTTGACCCAAAACAAGTATTCGTCAGGCTTGAAGAACTGATTCTCGGGCTTGCAGAAGACAACAATGTTCCCCCGACAAACTCGTTGAAGCTCTTCCAAGTTGAAGTCCTTCGTATCATACTCGGGATCAGTGATGATACAATCTGCATAACCATCTTCGAGTGTTCTAAGACTCGCCCATGCCTCACCGTGAACAACTTGATGAAAGGGATGCTCGGGAGTACACTTCTGAACATGATCTCGATCAAAGATGAGAGTTGTCATTTGGCACCCCCTGCGTGCATTGACGATATGACGAGTCTCACGATCTTCAGAACTAGATCATCGAGCTCTGCTAGCGGGAATAGAACTTGACAGCCTCCGTTTGGGCGCTTGACGATCCAAGGTTTGAACAGCGATGCGACTTGACTCGTAAGAGAATACTTTCTCATGTTCTAAACCACCTTTCTTTCCGCGGACCACCCTTCTTACCATCTTCGGCAGAAGACTTCGCGCGATGAACGTGATTCGATGCTTCAAGAGCCTTCAGCGTTGATCGAATCATATAATCCGAGAACTCAGGTAGACCTTCGAGCAGCTGTTCTACTGTCAATCCTTCTGGAGCTGCCTCGAGCAATTGTAACAACTTCAAGGAACTGTCAACAGCTTGTGAGCCCTTGACCATTTCCGCATCTGAGACTTCGACTTCATATCTGTCTGCGAGGTCGAGGAAGCGATACGACCAAGTAGTTCCTGCTGCAGACTTGAATTCAGACTCGACCGAGACCCACCCTTCTGGGTTCGGGCGATCCCCCTTCAGATACAACGACCCTTCGGAGAAGGCATGAAACGCCATCGAGCCATACGAAGACTTCGAATCACCTGCTCCCTTTGATCGATGATGAACGAGAATCACTGAAGACTTCAGCTCAGTCTGAATAATCTGTGCTGTTGCAAAGACACTGTTGCCGACCTCAGAAGCTTTGAACTCGTCTACATCTTCAAGCATTCGAAGAGTAGGGTCGAAGACTACTAGTGCTAGACTCCCATGACGTTCTTTGATTTCACGCAGCCAGGCTAAAAGATCTGCCGTATCCTTCGCTGTAAAGAGGAACTCCCTCGACAAGTCTAAGTACAACGGGAGATGTATCTTCGGGAAGAAGATATCAGGGAGACTCACTCTACCACCAAGACCCTTCGAGATCAAGATCTTCTGGAAGCGATCTTGAAGTAGGTAATCAGGGTCTTCCTTCGTGATGATGACGACCGGTCCGGCTACAGGAACATCGAACTTCCCGAGAAACGGCTTGCCGGAGGCGACCGAGATTCCCATATCGAGTGCTAGCCAAGACTTCCCCATCTTCGGGGCTCCGACGATCATCCCCACTGACTCTGCAAGGACTGTATGATCTATTAGCCATCGACCCTCGCGAACTGGGGTCTCGAGGAACATGTCTAGAGAAGCTCTCGAGACACGACGAGATCGTTTTCTCATCGTCTGATCGATCAAGTGATCGATTAACTTCGTCATCTCTCGAGTGTCTTGAACTCGTAACCAGACATCTCGTAAATCTTTCTCCCCGCAGAATGGATCAAGTATCTTCGATAGCTCACATGAGATGGGAACTATCCCTTCGCCTAAACATAACTCAGCAACAGACTCCTGTGACTTCTGACCTGCTTCATCATAGTCGAACAAGATGACGACCTCGCGAACCCCGAGCGTTTTGAATTGAGCGAAACTGCGATCTAGGTTCGGGGTCTGAGCACCTTTCGTAACTCCAAATGCTGTCAAACCCAAATGCTTTAGAACCCCACAATCGGACTCTCCTTCTGTCAGATAGATTCGAGTTGGGACAGCCGAAGGAGGATCAGGCCAGAGAGGGGGTGTAGCTGCCCCCTGAGGGTGCCAAGAGTAGACTTTACCCCCAGCAGCACGATGCTTCGTGACTGAAGATCGATCCCAAGTAAACTTGATTGTAGTCTCGTCGAATACGACACCCCAAGATTCCCATTCACTGACTTTCACTCCAGTGTAGCTTTCCCACCAAGCTGAAGCCGACGATGATATTGAAGTAGGGGTCGATGAGATTGAGATGGGCGAGGGAGTATCAAGCATCTTCACAATGTCTCCGTAAGAGCATCCTGCAAAGCAGTGAACGAGAACTCCCCCGTTGGGAGACTCGGTTATCGACAGCGAAGCCTTAATGTCAGCATGTGCAGGACACTTCGCGGAATACCCATTACCTGCTGGAGTAACATCTTCGAGATGCTCCAGCCACCAATCGAGGGATCGTTTATCCATTAAAGCTCCCTCATATCACCCCAACGTTTCCCGAGCTTGATGTCAACTTTCAACGGGATATCGAAGGTCATTCCTTCAGGGAGAGCTCTACAGACTTCCATTGTAGACTTGATTATCGGGATCCACTCTTCGACTGACTCTTCGGGGATGAGAAACAGGATTGAGTCATGCACTGTCGAGATGATTCGGACTTCCTGAGGCAACACGTGTCTATGAAGATAGATCAGATTTGTCAGACAGATGTCTGACGCCAGAGACTGAACTGGCGAATTGACCCCCTTTCGCTCCATCAAGAAAGCAGTGTCCCTCATCATGAGAGGGAATCTCCGACGACGTCCTACTGGTGTCTCCACATACCGTTGAGCACGAACAAGACGATGTTGTCGATCGATCCAATCGCGAAGACCCGGGAAACCGTTCAGAAAGTCCGACAAGAACTCTTCGGCTTCTTTGAGTGTCCACGGTGTGCCTCCCTGTTCTACCACATAGTCCATCTCCCAACCTTCTGCAAGAGACCTAGCACCGCGCCCATAAATGATACCGAAGTCCACATACTTCGCCATGTATCGTTCGAGCTGCGTAATCTGTGCAGCAGGCTTCTTGAACATCGCCGCTGCTACTTCTCGATGGATGTCTCGACCCGTTCTGAAGATTGCTGTCATATTGAGGTCGCGAGAGTACCAAGCTACTACGCGAAGTTCAAGCTGTGAATAGTCTCCCTCGGCTAGCATATACCCTTCAGGAGCTTCAAAGCCATCGCGAACAATTCGACCCATCAGAATTGGGATGTTCTGAAGATTTGGATCACGACAAGACAGTCGACCTGTATCTGCTCCTGTGAGCAGGAAGTCTGGGTGGACCCGACCATCGACCTGTCGTTCCAACAGACCAGTCATGTAGGTCTGAAGTACTTTTGACTTCTGACGATAGTCCATCAATGTCGTCAGGAACTGTTTAACTGTCTTCGAAAGCTTCGGGTGACGTTTGAGGAATGAGTTTACGAAGTCTCGTTCTGTCGACTCGAGTATAACCTTCATCCCAGCCATCACCTTCTTGATTTGAACAGGCGAGGCTGGATTTAGGTCTTCGACGCCATACTCTTCGGCGATTGCTTTGAGGGTCACAGAACACCCTTCGAGCTCTTTGATGAGCTTCTTTGACTGCTTCTCGAAGTACTTGATGCTGATGGGGAACCCTTCTCGTTCGATTTGAGCGAAGGCACAAGCCCCAGGGACGAGAACGTTGTTGACGAGACTCAACAGCTTCGGAGACTCTTCCATCAGTTCGCTGATGAGATCGAAGTATAACCGAACTGTACAATAGCAGTCCATCGCATGATAGGTGTAGAGAGTCTCCCAGGGACGTTCGTCATAGGGGATCTCCAAGAACTTATCGAAGTTGAAATGATAGTCAGGGATGTCGTATCGAATGCGGGCTTGATCCTTCAGTCCCAGTCCCTGAAAGCCACGACCAGTATTAGCATCACCCGATCCTCGTTCATCTCGAGCATACTGCATCAACATTGTGTCTGCTACATTCGCCGGCTCGAAGTCTTCATCAAGCCAAGATTGAAAGAACTGCAGATCGAACTTACAGTTGTGAAAGACCGTGATGTTCTTCGGGTTGTGAACGAGATCGAGAATAGCTTGTGTTACATCTGAAGTATCAGCGAACTCGAACGGGATGATGACATTGATGCCTTGAAGGGGGTTGTCTTGATCAATCGCCCCAAAGCCGACTGAGAAGATCTCCCCTTGCAAGAAGTCGAACCCAGAAGTCTCCAGGTCGCAGGATACTACTGTCGCTGACTTGAGATAGCCGAGGTATTCGATTGCAGACTCGATTGAGCCAGCAATCAGATTTGTAGTCTCCGGAGCAGGGAGCGGAGCGAAGTTCATGAACCACTTCTGAATATCTGCTGAGAAATCCCTAAACAGATCAGGAGTTCGAGTTACAGCAGCAGGGTGAAATGTGGGAACAAGATAAGTCTCATCTTCGTCTTCGATGTCTGTTTCGCCGATATGGGGCTTAACTGTGTGCTTCCACATCATCCCCTGCCCCCGAACTTTTGTGATAGCAGTAGTCTTCCCGGGAGAAAGCAACGCTGAAGTTGCAATCCCCCCAACCGTCAGAATCTTGGTTGGGGAGACTTCGTAGAGTTCTCTCATCAGACGATCCGCACAAGCGTTTTGAGCTGTCTGCGATGGGGTCTTATTGTCAGGGGGTCTGCACAGACAGACGTTTGTGTAGTAGACGTTCTCCGACCCAACTCCTACAGCATCGAGAGTCGTTCGAAGAAGCTGCCCGGAGACTCCAACAAAGGGTTTCTTCTGAACGACTTCGGTAGCCCCTGGGGCCTCTCCGATGACTGCAGGAGCGTTCTTGGGACCGACTCCAAGAACGGGTGGACAATCCCTAAGTGGACAAGTTAGACAAGGTTCGTAGTTTGATATCATCAGTGCCTCCCGAGACGACTGCATCAAATACTTCGATGTTCTTTCGAACGATTACAAGCTGTTCTTTAGAAAGTTCAGTGATGAAGTAGTACTTGGATCGTTTGGGATATGCAGGGACGGGCTTCGCAGGATCGAGTAGGATATGTGCTTGACCGTAGACCATTGGCTTGGCTGAGTCGATCGACCTAATTCGATCTCCGAAGTCGTTGACGATCTGGCGAAGTGCCCAAAGATCACGACCCCACCCGAGAAGATGAATCTGAACATCGGGAAGAGTTTCTACTATCGGGAAGATAGTCTTCTCTAAGAGACGATGCATCCCCCCTTCCCACAGTTCGTAGTCTTTCGAAACACCGATTGTGGGAAGGAAGTTTAGAGGGAAAGCTGTCTTCTTCTGTGCAGCAAGAAATTCCTTGACTAGACCCTGCAAGCAGAGAGAATATTCGAGAAGGGAGTTCCCCTGAGCTACAAGCATCATTCGGGGGATGGGCGTCATCTGACGAAGTCTCTTCTCGTTTGTTACGAAGAACTGAAGAGCTTCTTTGGTACGACGAATTGTATCGTCACTGTCGAACAGATGATCTGGGCAGACGATCTCAGAAACTCCGAGCTCTTCGGCCTGCGATAGAAGGATGGAAGCAGCCTCTCCAAACTGTCGTTCGTGAGCTGAGTTATCCAGAATGAGATATGCTCCTTCCAGCGACTGGGTTGCATAGAATCTCTTGTATGCAGGCATGTGCAGCAAGTGTGACAGAAGTAGAAGGTACTTTCGACCCGCTGCTAATTCGAGATTCGGGATCGGGGGGATGATAGTTGATATCATGCGAGGTCCTTTCGGAATGGGATAACGTTCTTAGCTAGATATGAATCAATCAAATTCTTCTTAATCTCGGGAATGTAAGTCGGGATTCCGAAGTAGGTTGCCCAGTAGTCATATCGATCGAGAATGTGAAGATCTCTCTGCAGCTCTGCAGGATCCCACTCATGGGGTTCAGTATAGACGCACTGAGCAGGTTCCTTCCAGCGCCAGGTTCGCGAGAAGCCCTTCTTCTTAAGCACCATCGTCGTATCGAGGTACTTCGAAATCTGGATACGAGCCGAAGCATGACAAGCAAGAGGATGATTCGGCCAGACATCACACCCAGTTGGTGACTCAAGAGGGCACGAACTGTGTGGCTTGATAGCTGAGTAGAAGGTCTTTTCGTCTCCGTCGACCCAGAGAGATCTCTCTTCGAACTGGATCTTAGCCTCGAGAGGGAGTCGCTTCCATTCCATCTCGCCCGGGACATAATCGAGAGTCAATGGCCCGAAGGATCTACAACAAGCCCGACACCCTGTAGTGCAGATGAACTTGCGAAAGATTGACGGACCTATCTTGACGCTCTTGTTTGAGACTAGAGTCTCTGTGACCTTCCCGACTTGAACTTTGACGACCAGATGTTCTGGAGAGAGCTGAATCAGATGTCCAAGCTCACGAACGACCGTGTAGGAGAGGGCGAGTGTCATGACCACTTCTTCTTCTGCAAGAAGGCCAGGAGGAACCCGCAGTAGTTGATGATATCCTGAACTTCCATGCGAACCTTGTCCATCTCACCGTGCATCTCGTACCCGACAACTCTTGCAGCTTTCGTGAAGATCATGAAGGCTAGATCTGCTGTCTTGTGAGGGAACATTTGATCGATTGCAACGATGTCGTTCTCTCCAGCGTCAGTGTGAATCTGAATGATCTTCTGACACTCTGAGATTTCTTCCTGAACTACTTCGATAAAGCTTGGCATATTACCTCCTTCTAGAATTGATAGAGAGTGGACCCTCGAGGGCTCGAACCTCGATCGCCTGCGGGAGGACAGGCCGTTCTCCCAGTTGAACGCAAGGGCCCATGCTGTCCCACTTTCGTGGGACAGGTGATGCATCTAGATACTTGCTTCGATCTTTTTGACCCAATTGACTGCGAGATATGTGAATGGGGTCGCAAGAGCTTCATACGACGTCTTGAATGCCCAGGTCGACAGAGACATTGCAATCACTGCCGAGAAGGGGATCACTCCTGTGAACGCGATGATGGCGAAGAGGAACGAATCTACTCCCTCGCCAGCGATAGTGCTTCCAATAGTTCGAACCCACAGGAATCGAGGGCCTGTCAGCTCCTTGATCTTGACGAGTGTCCAAGCATTCACATTCGATCCAATTAAGTAGGCAATGAATGACCCAACTAGCAGTCGAGGAGTGAATCCCAAGACTATCTTGAAGGCCTCCTGGTTAGTCCAGAACCCTGGGGCGGGTAGCTGCAAGCATATCAGGAAGAATATGACAGCAAACAGGTTAGCAGCGAACCCTATGAGAATAGCTCTACGAGCTGTTTGCAAACCGTAGACTTCAGGGATGACATCTCCGATGATATACACAATCGGGAACAGGAGCTCGGCTGTAGTCAGAATCAGCCCGAAGGGAGCCGCCCAAAGCTTACCAGCGATGATGTTTGAGACCACCAAGGCCACCGAGCCAAGAACGACCAGGATGACGAGCAAGATCGAAAAACGTTTGTGCAACATTTGAGTAATCTCCTTTAAGTAGTTTTGGATGGGTTGTCTACGACCATAGGTGCTCAGCCTGGCTTGAGAGCTGGTTCCTCCCTAGCGATCTTGAAGTCGGCGAGGGAGATGGGTAGAACAGATCCCTTGATCCAAGCCGAGGCTCGAATCCCTACCCCACCGCGAGGAGCCTGAGTAATAACGACTCCAATAGACTTCGCGTCAAGAACTTCCTGCACATCACGAGCAATCTCGCTCGCAAGGGCTTCACAGAAGGTTCCCTTCTCGCGAAATGTCATCAAGTATAGCTTCAGACTCTTAGACTCGAGACACTTGGTGTTTGGGCGATACGAAATCTCGACCGTCCCGAAGTCTGGCTGCCCGGTAACAGGGCAGAGAGATGTGAATTCATGAGTCGTCATGACGACCTCGTCTACATGGTCGGGTGTCGTGAAAGTCTCGAGATGCTTGGTTGCACCACGAACATTCTGACCCAATGCATGAAATCGTTCACTCGCTGATGACGGTAGCATATGAGCTCCTTTCGAGCATCCCCCGAAGTGTAGGGATAAGATCGAGGGCTTTGCTTTCCTTCTTCAGATACAACTCCATGTTCTTCGCCCAGAGATCTGCAGTATAGGGGTTCGTCTTCAGCTCAATGTGGAAGCCAGTAGGGCATCGCATGTAAATATTCTCCCAAGCTAGATCCCAAAGTAGTGAGAGCTGATATAAGAAGATGGACTTCTCCGAAGCAGTTCGATGAACAAGCTCGCCAGCAAGACGAAATCCCATCGAGGGCAAAGCTATCTTCTGGGCTTCGTTGTCTCCGACTATAGTGTCTTCGATCAGTCGGCGACCTTCGAAGACAGCTTGTGCAACAGCTGTGAAGTATAGCGTTGTCTCTACACGCCTTCGACGGAATTCGGGAAGAACGCCCACATGACCGAGCTTGACCATATGACTCTGTGGACGACCTCCGAACATATGAGCCCCGACGATCTTGCTGCCGAACTCTGCTACCCAGAGAGATGGGCGAACTTTGATGCAGTCCCGAATCTGATCTCTCATTGTGAAGCCACCGAGACCAGCGATGATGTCTGGGTGGTTGAAGAGCTCCTGAATTGTGTCCAGGTCCTCGAGCGTTCCAAATCTGACATTCAAGTTCATTTGTTCCTCCTGAGTGGTAGATCGATATGAGCTGGTTGATTGCCAGCAGCAGGCTTGATCGGCTGACCGACCATGATAGCAATACGAATCAGCAACCTGATGGGGGCTGTGATCCATGCCCAGTTTTTAGTGCCGGAGTGTTTGACTTTGATTTCCATAAGTTGCGGGGAGTGGATTCGGACCACTGACCTCCTGGTTATGAGCCAGACGAGCTGACCGCTGCTCTACCCCGCAAGGGGCCCTGCTGGGTCGTTCACCCCAGCAGGGATCGTACAGATGGGGAGAATGAAGTACCCGCTTCAAACCGAGTAGGGACAGTCACCTGTCACACGCTCCTCATCTCCAACTCGCGTCGCTCGTCTCCCTTGCGCTTCGTCAGCCCGGACTACGATCACGACGCAAACTTGGCTACTTGAGCTTCAGAGCCGGGGCTTTCTTTGCGGGAGCAATCGGGCCCTTGGAATTGACCACAACCGCGGTCTTCTTGGCAGGAGCAGGGGCTTCTTGAACGCTCACAAGATCTTCCACGCGATTCTGTGTACGACCTTGATAGAGCTCGATCGTGACGATGGCAAGAGCCGGGATGCCGGAGAGCTCAGGAGATGTTACATACTTCGACTCTTCATCGATCTCGAAGGACATCTGCTCTTCCAAGACGCCCAGGTTGTTCAGAACAGCCTTCAGACGCCACAGGCTCTTTTCGGAAAGCGAGGTCGTGAAGAAGAGATGGCGACCAGCATACTCCTCACCACTCACGATCAAGTCCCAGGATAGATACGGGACATCGCTGGACTTCGAGTCACGCATTTCAACATGATCGACCGTGACTGGGTAGCTTCCTTCGGGAAGTGCAGCAAAGTCCTCTACTGCACCGAAGTCAATCTGAATTTGCTTCGACATACTATTCACCTTCTTTCTTTGTGAGTTTCTTCCCAGCAACAGCCTTTGAAGGCATCGGGAAGTGAAGGACATCCATCAGGGATGTCACAGTCGGATCGATAATCTCATCTGGTACTTCAGCATCGAGCTCTTGAGGGATGCGAATCTTCGTGCGGAACTTGGCGTAGTTCTTCAAGACCATCACGCGATGAGTCTCGTTCTCATTCGTCTCTGGGTTGGGAATGTCTGAGAGTGCCAAGTATGCAACAACATCGAAGATGCCCATCACCTCATCTGCGAAGGCACCTGCTAGTGCTGGCTTGATGACTGTACCCTCTCGGGGATCGATGTCCGACTTCGACGTTGCTGTGCAGAAGACGTGCACAGGGAGATCGCGGAAGGTACGAAGTAAGCGACGCATTTGAACGAGAGCAATTCCATAGTCGCCCTGCTCGAGGAGGTCTGGGATCGTTCGCTTGCGGTCCCCGGCAACGAGCTGTGCCAGGAGAGCGAACGTATGTGTTTCGGAGATCGAATCCAGACCAATGGACTTGTACTGATGCTCCCCTGACAACATCGTGTACACTCGATTGTAATCTTCCCAGGATCGAATGCGTTCAATGTCGATATCACGACCTACGAGGGATTGAGTTCCGCCTTCGTAGTCGATCAGGAGCATTGGAGAAGTTCGTTCGTCGTCATTCGCCGTAGCAATGAGACGAGTCTTCCCCGCCCCAGACGGGGCATGGACGAGACACTTGAGAAAACGGTTACTTTCTGGCTTGGTGATTGGCATAAGTTTATCCTCCGGTAGATTCAGTCTAATTGCTCAAGATTAAGTAAACCTTAGAAACAGATTAGAGTTCACGATGCGACCCTGTCAAACTGTGAGTGTAAGAGTGCGTCGGCATCACCACCATCGTCCATCGCTTTACATACTGCAATGTAAGGACAATACCCGCATCGATAGATCGACGGTGCAGGGTAAGCATAGATCTCGGGCTGAAGAATACTCTTCTCGATCTCTACAGCCCGGGTGATGGTACGCCTCTCAAACGCTTTTAGTTCTGCTAGGTTCCTGTGACCTCCTTCCCGAATGAAGTATCGCTTCCATCCTCGTGCTTTCAAGATCGAGAGATACTCTGCGTAGTCTTCATCATTCAACCCACGCTTCTTGATCTCTTCGAGATACAACGCTACGGTCGTAGGTTGATCTTGAGCTTTCGATAGAGCTCCCGTCTTCAGAACAGCTGGGGGCATCGGGTAGCTCTTCACGAGGGTATTGAATAGAAAGCCCTGGGCAATCTTCCCGGTCTTCTTCCAGAGCAGGTAGATGTAGCCTGTGACTTGCTCATCCACTTCGAGAGCTGCTGACTCGAGGGGTCGAGAAGCTGTTTTGTGATCGATGATGAACATTCCGTCGGGACGTTCGAGAACCAAGTCCATCTGTCCCGAGAGAGTGACTTCAGAACCAGGGAGCTGAACGTTGAGTCGTTTCTCTACGTTAATAATCTTCCCTGCGAGCTGCTCATCTGAGTCGTAGTCGACGTAGTTCTGATAGACCTTCCAAGCGGTATCCCAGTACTCGTCGAACTCACTAGAAATGTTCGACCAGATCTCGCTGAAAGTGTGCGAGATCTTCGACAGAGACTCTTCAGCGTTCCGGGTGAGAGCTGCAGCTCCTTCATCGCGATCTCGATTGTGAGAATAGTAGCCAGCAAGCCCTGCATGAACAACAGTCCCGAACCATAGTGCAGGTTCTGGCTTGATCGTTTTCCAGGTAGCAGAGAGAACACTTCGACGACGACAGTCGAGGAAGTCACGAAGCTGTGTTACAGAGATGAGACTTTTCACGAGAACCTCCAGTATAGAATGAGAGCGGCGACGATAAATCCCGCCCAGAAGATACAACTACAGCCCAAGGCTACCCCACATCCAGTTAGAGTGAAGGGCAGATAGGGATCTCTATCTATCTCTTCGACAATGTCTCGGTTGTCCATATCTTCTCCTTCATCAAGTAGTAGACGACTAGATGATAGGCATCTCGCTGATGAGGAGTTGGCTTCGGGAATGAGCCTATCGGGAATCGTAGAGCTTCGATTGCTGGTTGCTTCCAGACTCCTGGGGCGATAGTCACACGAATTGGGAACAATCGTGTGAGATCCCCGACGATCTCTTGGAGCTCTTTGTTCATCGCTGACCGTGTAGGGATGGGGGTGTCTTCGATGATGATAGTAGCGTGGGGATGACAAACAATGTCTGCTAAGACCGACCCCATCAAGTCCTCACGAAGTAAATTCCCAGACTCGATGAGAGTACATCCCTCATCTACAATCGCATAGCCGGTTGTAATTCCAGGATCGAGACCTACGAAGATCTTTGCATGATTCGAAATCATATCATCTCCTTTCAATTCGTTCGAGCAGAGCAAGTAGATCAGTGTTTGTAAGACGAGCAATGTCTCTAAACTTACCGATGAGATTGTCTGTGACGAGATCATCAGTCGTCCCGGGACATTGTAGAGAGAAGACGACTGGTGAGTGATCTAGCCCGATGCGACGAACACGAAATGAACTTTGGAAGACAGCATCAGCATCCCAAGATCTATCGCAGTAGATGATCGAGTTAGCGTTCGTCAGTGTGATCCCATACTTGCCTGTCCCGATCGAGATGATAAGTACTTGTATCTTCCCTCCTTGGAACATATCGATGACTGCCTGTCGTTCCTCGGGGGGAGTGTCTGAAAAGATAAGTGCTACACTCCAATGTTTCGAAAGTCTATCTCGAAGAGCTCGACCTGTATCGATCCAATGCGTCCAGATCAAGACGGGGGGTTCTGCTCTCTCGGTCTCGAGCAGCTCTTCTATACAGTCGAACTTGATTGAGATGTCATCTGCTGAGAGGTCGAGAGTCTGGAGGTTCGAGACGACTTGCTGAAGACGAACTAACTGTGCCATTCGATTCGGTACCGATAGGGTATCCCCTGAGGCTAATTCTATCTTGAACTCCTTGAGAATCTTGTTGTACACGTATTTCTGCGCAGGGAGGAGGTCTAGCTCGATTGTCTCCTGAAGTTCTTTCGGTAGATCGATTACATCATCCATACTTCGAACGAACATGATGTCCTCGAACTCTTTCTGCATATCAATATTCTGTCGAGAACCTACAACATTCCACCCCCACTGATCCCGTACAACATAGCAGTACTCCTCAGCAAACCTCCAGTAGCTCGTGAACATCTTGGGAAGCAAGATCTGAAACTGTGCGAACAAGTCGTCTAGATACCTAGACGTGGGAGAGCCCGAAAGAGCCCAGACCTTCGTAGCACTTGCAGTGACACTCTTCAGAACTTTTGTGCGCTTCGCAGAACGATTCTTCACGAGAATTGATTCATCGAGGATGACTAAGTCCCATCCCTGATTGAACTCTTCAGGATGACGAACTACTGAGTCATAGTTCGTCACTGTCCATAGAGGGTTAAAGATAGCGGAAGCGAGGAGATCAGAAAGCCCGTGAATGATGTTTGCAGCCTGCCCTCCCCACATCTTGATTTCTCTCACCCAAGTTCGAAGGAGAGTCAAGGGAGCGATGACGAGTACCCTCTTGAAACCGTATGATTGAGCTGCTAGGATCGATACTGCAGTCTTCCCCAAACCTGGGGAGAGACAGATCATCGATCCCCGAAGATGAGACTGGCAGAGGAACGTAATTGCTTCCCGTTGAAAGTCCTTCATCTCCCCCCACTTTGGGTGCTTACCGAGATGAACTATCAGCTTGGGTCCCTCTGATAGAGGGATCTCTCGACCAAAGCCTCGACAGAGACGATGATAGCTAGCTCGAACCCCTGGAAGCAAGTATGTATCAATTGCAAGCTGCTTAGCTCCCAAATTCTTCAGAACGACCTTGTCAGGAGAAGTAGAGACACCTTCTACAACAAGCCCAGAACCGTCTTCGCGAGCGATGACTGTCATGGTATCCTCTCATAGCACTTCTCGAGATTCTTTGCTTGTACATTATAGAAGAAGCCAGGGGTGTTCTTGAGATCGAGACGAACGACACCCTCGAGACTGAGCTGCGTGTACTTGAACATCTTCCCGCTCTTGCGATGCTTCCACCAAGTCCCTACGAGATCAGATGCGACAGCATCCGTCCCCTTCAGAATCTTTGGCTTCTTGAGAGCTGCGATGACTGTAAGTAGGCTCTCGCGAAACGAATAGAACCCGTCGTTAACCTGAACCAACCAGACTGGTTCGCCAATCGACGGGTGAGCCCAGACCTGTCGATCGACAACCCCTTCGCCTTTGTCTAGGGTTCGAACTAGAACACCTGGTGCAATAGTCATGTTGACCTCTCGAGGTGTATGAGGATATCTTTCGTATCGTGAAGAGGGCTGTACTCAATAAGATCGCCTCTCTTCATATCATGAGCAGCGACGCCGACCGGCGTGACCGACCCGTCGAGACGAGCCGGGCGGACATTGCCTCCTCAGGTAAAGTAAACTACCTGCCCGATCTCAACACGTGCTGTAACTTTTCGAGTAGTGACTTTATTGATCATTTTGACCTCCCGATCATACGAGAATAGAACTTGCGAAGAGTAGCTGGCTTCGTCCAACGGGTGTAGGGGGTCTTCTCATCCTTGAGAAGAATCTTCCCATCGTGCGTGATGAATAAGATATGATAGATGCTTAACGATTTCGAAGTATAGAACTTATCTCCAAGCTTGAACTCTTCGATTGTCAGAAGAGAAGGTACAGCCGGGACTTTCTCATCGTCTACTTCGAGCCCAATGCAATCCCAGCCTGGGCGAGATCGTCTAGCAAAGACTTCAAGATACGGTCCAGGGAGACTCTCTGCATAGACGTGGAGGCTCTCAGGCTTTCGAGAGTGTGGGAAGTTCGGAGAGATGAGACCTAGCCATTGGCTCTCGAGAGGGGGCCGAGCTAGACCTCTGCGTCCAACAAGGATGGGTTCGGAGCACCCTCGAGCCCAAAACCCAAGCCCGTATGCTATCCCGTTCCCCGTAGTCGTAAGCTTTACCCACGGGAAGCCTGTAACATACTTGAAGTCCCAGGCTTCGAGTGCTTTCAAGGAGATCGTGAGCTTCGCCCAAGTTGTCCATAAAAGCAGGACAGCATCATCCGCAGCGAAGTCCTGCAGATTCAAATCTACGATCTCATCGTCGTGAAGTGTCGAGTATACTTCTGCAGACGACCCTGGGGCTTGATTTTCGTAGCCCCAGGGAGGGTCTACAATGAGCACTCGATATGTACCGACTCTAGTTCGTAGCTGATCGTCTCGAATGTCTCCGAGGAAGATCATGAGCGCTTGGCTGCCCGAGTAGCATAGCCAAAGACGACTGAGTAAGCTCGTTCAATCGCTGCTCCTCGCGCCCCAACCAAGACAGATTCTCCCCGCGCCTGAACGTTCGTAGTCCGACGCCAATTCTCCCACTCTGCAACCGCATTGTAGAACCCCCAACCGGTCCCGCTGCAGGCTTTGACTTCGAGCCCAGTCCCCTTACCATCGAAGAGCTCACGAACAGCCTGTCGAGAATGATCGAGTGTCTCGACAGTCGATGTATAGTACTCGAGACGACGGGATGAGAGCCCCAGATCGACTTCAGGCTCGTCCGGCTGGCCAGGAGTAGGTGGGTATGGGTAGACATCTTCGATCATATTCCCGACAGTGCGTGCAGAAGGAGAGTAGGACGCAAACATCTCGAACGCTTGCTGCAGAGTCTCGGTCCGCTGTTTCGCGCGACCCATCATCCCTGCCATCCAGTTCGCCAGGCGCTTACGAGCACTGGCGTCGTGAGTAACGCGATAGACTTCAGTAGCAGCCCGAGCTGCGGCGCGAAGTGTGTTATGACAAACTGGGCGTACTGGAGTGACCATCGTTTTGATGGAAGCATTCCCGATGTAGGGCGAAGTGAGAACCAGATAGTTCTCAACCAAGTCGCCTCTCACGTTCAGATCAGGTAAGTGCACTGACATGAACAGCGTCTCGCCCTTGCCGAGAGACCCCAAAGTCTGAATTGGAGTCTGGACAGCGTTGTCGAAGATTTCGCAAATCTCCTGGGGCTCGATCAGGACGTAGTCGGAGCCGATGACACCGAAGATGCGTTCGATCGGATCATCGGGGACAGGTTCACGTACAATCGCCCGAAAGCCCGAGTGATCGTACTTCCCGTTCTGAAGCTTCAAGAACAGATCCGCCATTCGAACTGAGTAGGGTGTCATCTGACCCCAGGCCTCAGCTGCAGTCGTGGGGACTTCGGAGATCTTTCCGAGGTCGTGCCACTCTGGGCGTGTAGAGAAGAAACGTTCATCAAATAGGTCGTGCATCTCGCACCTCCTTAGGGTTGAGGATCTTCATATGGTGACCAGTCTGCCCGGTCGATGAAGCCAGGTTTCTTACTGCAGTCTCTGCAGTAAGGCTCTGGCGGGATGAATACTCTGAATGTCCCAAACTTTGCTCCTTCCTCGGGAACAATCTTGCTGCACCCGGTACATAACACAAACCCTCCAGGAGTAGCACCTGAAAGGTCTGTCGTCCAAAGATTTGCAGATGGTTCTGAGCTGGTGATCGTTGGCATACTTCCTCCCGGATAGTACTGTAAGGATATGGCCTGATTACTAAGTATAAGAGCTTGAGATTAGGAGAAGATTAGAAATAGATTAGAGTCTTCGCTTGAAGTCAGTCTAAGCATAGCATAGTTAGTTTGTCCCTTATTACATAAGGGACAAACTAACTATGCTCTCTGGGGCTTCGAGATAGGTCAAGCCCTCGTGAAATAACGAGGGCTTGACCACTCGGAGGAGAGAGACTGTCACTGAAGTTTGGGCTGGTACAAAAGCTTCTCGAGCACCTTCGACAAGATAATGTTATATAGCCCTGTTGCATAGGCTACGATGGGACCGGCGTATGTAATCAACGACGTCAGCCACGCAGCAATAGCTTCGGGAGTTGAGGGTGAAGGCCAGATGGGGAACAGCTCCAACTTGAATAACGCTGTCAAACCCAGAGAGACTACAAACAGAATCCCTGTCAGCCAAGTCTTGCTGAGCTTGATCCCCTTCCAAGTGAATAGGAAGTTGACCACCCAGATCAGGATGACGGCAACGAGCGATATCACCGCCTCCGGGTGCCCGACTGCCCAGCCGAGCCCAGTAAGAACTAGAGCTCCAAGCACAGCAAGCAGATCACCAATTGAGAACTTCTTCATAGTACTTCTCCTTTCTAATTCCGGCAAGAGCAGCCGGTTGAAAACTACCTAGCCTTCGACTTGCTGACGGCTTTAGCAACTGCCATCGAGTCGAGACGTGACGAGATCAGATCTCCGAGAGTCTTGAAACCCTCGGTCATCTCACTCAAGGACTTGATGTTTTCTTCACGTTGCTCTTTGATAGCTCCCATGAACAACGCAGTCTGTTCCTTCTGAGTCGTCGCAGTCGCGATCGACTGAGTTGTCTGCGAAGCCATGAAGGCTGATGTTATCTCCTTCAAGTGTCGCAGGAACAGAATAACTACGAGTACAACAACCCCAGCAAGGGGGATCTGCAGCAGCAGGTTTACAGCAGTTTCACTCAGCATAAGTCTCTCCTAGGCTTTGATGATGTACACGGCGTAGACCCAATTACCATCGATCATTTGAACATAGCCGTTTGTGGGGTTACCGATGACGTGTAGGATCTCGTTCTTTACAGCGTATCGAACGATCGCAAAGGTAGTTGCAGGGCCCTTTCGAACGTAGATCGCTCCTGGGACGACGATATAGTCTACATGTGCCGGTGCAGGCGTGGGAGGAGGTGGCAGGGGTTGTACTCCGCCAGAAACGAATGTTGGGAAGAATACGTTTACATCCGCAGGCATTCGCCTCCCATACTGATCATAAGTACCTGGCAGCAAACACCGATCTCCAGTGAACTGATGCCCAACTACCTTCTCGGGCAGTTGCCCCTTTGACAACGAGATGTCGTATGAAGGCATCCAACTCATCCTGAGCTGATCCCAAGTCATCGCTGTCTTCAAAGCTGGTTGTCTCCCATACTGCGGGATCCATGATAGATACTTCGGAAGCCAAGTATCCATTGTCGGAGCCCAAGAGGAGACATAGCCCTTGTTACAATAGACTCCTGATCGAGGAGTACATGCATACAGTACTTCCATGAACTTCCGGAAGTGAAGACTTATCTTTACAGGATCGCCAAATGGGACTTTGCTGTAGTCACCTGTCCTGATAGCATTCCAATATGCAACCCAGTTCACCCACCACTGCTCTTGATCAGCCCAGACCCACGTGATGGGCAGCCCTTCTACGACCATCGTGTTCCACAACCATTCGGCTTGCATGGTCGGGTCCTCGATAATATCGTCCCAGCAGTAGGCCTGAAGAACCATCTTCGACTTGGTAGCCACGTTGATACAATGCTCCCGCGACTTGGGGGAGAGAACTCGCTTGCCATTCTGCGTAACATGATACAACCCAACTACGACTGTTGAGACGCCGTTGTCCTCGAGCTCCTTCGCATTGATGCGTGTGCACCAATCGGATACATCGACTCCAAGTACATTAGGATTTATTCGCATTCTGCTCCTCCTTAGTATATGGGACAATAGTGAACTGAACGTTGATTAGATAGCCCACTTCTCCCATGTTCTTGAATATCGGGTTGCTCCCGTGCTGCCAACCCGTTAGTGCACAGAGTTGAAGATACATCTTCTGAAACTCTTCTTGCGTATAGGTCTTCTTGACCTCTTCTTGCTTAGCCATCTCGGCCTCCTCTAGGCGACGAATGCGCCTACATTGCTAGCGGATATCCGCTTGCTGACCCACATGCTACCGATACCCGGAGTGATGTTACCAGAGGTAGCTGTGGCTTGAATTTTCAGGCTCGTCCCAGTCCCGTTCTTGAGATGGATACGAATGTGAATGAAGTGATTCACAGCGTCTGATAATGAGCCTGTCGTAATTGCCTTCGCTGCAGTCGCATCATTGTAAACCTGACCGCAAAGCATGTTAGCATCTCCGGGAGGTGCAACGGCACCAGTAATGGGCGAAGACTCCCACCAGATGTCTTGACCGGTAGGTGCGACACTATTAGTAAGGGTGATTACTACCGTACTAGCTGTAGACTTCAAGAAGTACAGCCACATCTCGATGATGTAGTATGCGCTTGCAACTAACGGGATGTTGGAAGTAGTGCCAAAGAAGTTCGCGATCGTTGTAATCGTGCCCCCGGCGGCTGTCAACTTGAAGTGCTGTTCGACAGGGATAGCACCGCGACCTGATGTAGTCTCGTTAGTGATGTAGGAGTTGATCGAGTCAAACTCAATAGCCCCTGCTGCAGCAACAGTCAGCAGCACACCTGTAGCCTGGAAGTAGGCAGGGGCCTGACCAGCTGTGGCAGTACCTACTCGAAGTAGAACTGCACCTGTGTATGTCGCACCTGCTAGTAAAGCACACCCAAGTAGAGTCTGAGCTTGTGCAACAGTCATAGCGATGATATTACCTGAAGCGATACGTCCTACGAATGTACTTGCTGCCACCGCCATTGCAGTGATGACTGCTGAGCCTGTGGTAGCATTGACCATGACTGTATTGGCAGCAACGGCAGCAAGATCTCCTACTGCGTAAGCTAAGAGTGTCTTGGCTTGAGCTACTGTCATAGCAATGATATTGCCCGAAGCAATTCGACCTACAAAAGTACTTGCTGCAACTGCTAGAGCTGTCGGAGCTGCAGCGCCTGTTGTAGCGTTTACAACAACTGTGTTAGCAGCAATAGCTGCGAGGTCACCGATAGCATAAGCTAGCATCGTCTTCTGCTGTGATACAGTCAATGCTGCGATATGACCCCCCGTAATCCGTCCTACTACAGTCTGTTCAGCTACTGCTATCGCCAAAGGCACTGAGTCTCCAGCAGTATTATTCATCACTACAGTATCGGTTGCAACGACAGCTAGGTCACCAATAGCATACGCTAGAAGTGTCTTGATCTGTGCTGCTGTTAACGCGACCACGTGTCCCCCAGTAATCCGACCTACGAGAGTCTGTGCTGCAACGGCAACAGCTATGGGAATAGACGCACCAGCAGTATCGTTCGCCAGAATAGTATCAGTCGCTATTGGTTCGAGTTGCTTCAGCTTGATATCAGTAGGCGTTCCCATATTATGCTATTCCATACTTGCTCTTGAGATATGTCTCGATGTCCGCTCTGTTACCAGAACTTACTGCTTCTTTATACATGAGAAATTCTGCCATATCACCGTCGTAGTAGTCGTACCCGAAGTTGATTGATCCCAACGCAGCCAGTGCCTCCCACAGAGTAGTACTAGAATCTGATGTTGGGTTAGAAGATACCCAGACCCCATTCTTGTAATACTCAATGTTTCTGTTGGGCGCCATCGTATGAATAAACTCAAGCAATACGGCGTTGGTATCCGCTAAGCTCATAGACACATACGGAGAACCACTAAACCAGTCCCACTGCCCTGTACTAAAGTTACGAATCGAATCCTCGTCACCAGAGTCCCAAATACCAATTGGGGACGTATCATCTGGCTTGATGACTATGAAGAACGAAAGATCATCTCCCGTACCTGCGAGACTCGAAGGTATGGGCAAGACATTGTCGACACCGTCGAATCGCACCACAGGTTTGCTATTGATAATACCAGTCTTATATGTAGGGCGATATGAGGCTGTTGCTTGAATGCAGTCGAAGCTGTTACCGCTTTGATCATCCCATCTATAGACAGTATCATTATCTACACATAGTGTAGATCCATTGTCGCTGTAAGCCTGAACATCTGCCTTGAACCACAGCTGCAAGTTAGTTAGATATCCCAAAGTCGGGTCTGTGTTTGTGAGCCCCAGAACAATATTGAGAAAATACATGTACATCCCGTCGCATGCAAAGACTAAGAAGTCTTCCCTACTCTTGTATGTCGACAATGTAGGGTGAAGATTGCTTGCGAACTTATAAGCACTACCATAAGAAAGTAGCCTACTTCCCGTCGTACTGTCTTGTACTACACTTAGATAGTAATACCCAGGAATCAAGTTAGTAGGGTTAGCTAGAGTTCTGTTACCAGTCAACGTAACACGACCATTACCTTGACCCAAGTCCCATTGAATGGTGGGGGCATCAAGGAGTGTCTGGAACTTGCTGATACCTACATCGCTTCTGGGAAACCCGCTAAACATTAGAAGTCCCCTCCCATCGCAAGGACTGTTACAGTCTTAGCTGCGGTGATCGCTACGACAGCACCGCACTTGAGCAGGTAAGCGTGATGAAGTACTAGAAAGTTCAAGTATGCAGGTTTGAGAGTCGCTAAAGCATCTACTCTTACTACTGTCGTATATCCCGAGCCTGCAGGGACAGCCACATTGCCAATGTAGAAGTCTGTCGCTCCGTTGTTTATGTAGAACGCTAGGTTGCGATCAACTGTATCGTCAGAACTGATGAAGATACCGTCGATGCGACTCCCTTCTGCTCCTGCTGTCAAGATAGTCTGCAACGTAGTGCCATCGCCGTTGACGAGCTGATGTCCCTCGCTGATGGGAATGAGTTCGAAAATTGGGTTAGTGTTTGCGGCCATAGTAGACTCCTAGATTACGTTACTATACAAGTATAATTTACTTCCGGCACTATTACCAGAGGCTGCGACTGTGACCCAGCCCGCGTCTTTACGTGCATATTGAGTACCATCGATCGGGGCTTCGTTGATGATACCGCTGATACCGTTGGAGCCATATACAGCAGTTATCTCGTCGTCAGATGTGGGTGCAACATCTAGTGTGAAGGTCCCTGAAGCTGGGGTCGTCTCGACCCAGTCTTCTGCAGACCCTTGCGTCAGAAGCTGCCCATTCAGATAGACACTCAAAGTACCGCTGTTGTAAGCAGCTGCAGATACTGTAAAGAGTTTGTTAGAGCCGTTTCGGGTACCACCAAGTACTCCATACGTATCACCTGTACCTCCAGCTTGATCAATATGAAGCGTACCTCCACCGGGAGGCGCTTCGCTCACCCAATCAGTACCATCCGAAGTTAGAACATTACCATCCGTCCCTGGTACGACGTGAGGTACATTGTGACTACCTGAGATGGCTAAAGGTGTTACGAACTTGGTATCATTCGTCCCTGTATCTACTTCTGCAGACGTTGCTTTAGTCCCTCCTGAGGGAGCTTCGCTGACCCAATCAGTACCATCTGAAGTTAATACGTTTCCGTCGGTCCCTGGGACAACGTGAGGGACATTGTGACTTCCCGATATCGCTAATGCTGTTGCGAACTTAGCATCGTCTGTACCGGTGTCTATTTCTGCGGATGTTGCTTTGACGGGGATGGAGGGGAATGCAGCACTGACCCAATCAGTCCCATCCGACCTCATGTAATTGCCAGTCGTCCCGGGAACCACGTGAGGTACGTTGTGGCTGCCCGAGATAGCCAGAGGAGTTACAAACTTCACATCATCCGTCCCAGTATCGACTTCTGCGGACGTAGCCTTAGTGCCTCCCGATGGAGCAGTGCTTACCCAGTCTGTCCCGTTCGAAGCTAGAACGTTACCCGATGTAGCAGGTGATGCATGTGGGACATAGTGGCTATCTGCTAGAGCCAAAGGCGAAGCGAACTTAGCGTTGTTCGTACCAGTATCAACTTCGGCACCTGTTGCAGGCCCAGCGCCAGCAGGTGGAGCTTCACTTACCCAATCTGTCCCATCTGATGTAAGTACATTTCCATCAGAGCCAGGGATGACATGAGGGACATTGTGACTTCCCGATATCGCTAATGCTGTTGCGAACTTAGCATCATCGGTCCCTGTGTCGATCTCAGCACTAGTTGCTTTGACGGGGATCGAGGGGAACGCCGCACTCACCCAGTCGGTCCCATCTGATCTCATATAGTTGCCAGTCGTCCCTGGAACTACGTGAGGAACATTGTGACTGCCTGAGATTGCTAACGGGGTAGCAAACTTAGTATCATTCGTTCCCGTATCTACCTCTGCGGATGTTGCTTTACCTGCCCCAGCTCCCGGTGCAGCACTATACCAGTCTGTACCGTCAGACATGAGGACATCGCCCGCAGTCCCCGGAACGACGTGAGGGACATTATGACTTCCCGAGATTGCTAGTGGGCTTGCAAACTTGGTGTTGTTCGTGCCTGTGTCGATCTCAGCACTAGTCGCAACAGACGGACCTCCCCCAACCCCGGCAGCTGCATGCAACGAATCTCGGAGATCGATGAAGTCGTTATCTTGAGGCGTCTGACTTAAAGTCGTCTGCCCATAGTACAACCTAATCGCCCACAGAGGCTTCTCGTCAGTCGGGATTGCTGGAATGTCGGTAACTGCCAAGGTAGTATAAGGATCGACATCACTTCCCACTGTATGATTGATGACACCGCTCGTATCGATCGAGAGAAGAACATAACAACCATTCGCGCTAGTGCCAGGGATGTGAGCATTGAGGTCGATATCTTCGACACCTTCTACGACCCAAGTCCCGTTTGCATCATAGATAGCTCGATAGATGTTGACAGTGAAAGCATCTGCACTGTCAATCTCAGCCTTCCAGGGCATCATCTGCATACCAAAGACTCGTACAACATCTCCACCGCTTGCCGACCACTCGTGTGTCCAATTGTGAGGCCCAACATTCGTGGGCTTAGATCCAAAGAACACATCTCGAACACGTACAACCTGCAGTCGACCGTCGAGATAAGCTACGAAGACTGGTTGATTGACGATGTTAGGGACTGATGTGTTCCAGACGATCGAAACATTGCCTCGAATGTCACGAACGTAGATATACCCAGATCTACCCGGGACTGCTACAACCCCAGCTCCATCCCCCATGAAGACAGCGACTTCACGAGGGGGTTGAGTATACCCTTTCAATCTTGCATTGAGAGCGCGACGAGCCTTATCTGCAGGCATTTCAGTTTTGCTCCAGCATCATCAGTACAATATTACCGCTTGTGCCGACGTCTACACCAGTATTGTTGTTCAAGTACTCGACTACGCAGGCAGCAGCACCGACGTCGAGAGTATGTCGATATGTGTAATCATGCCCATAATAGTCGGTACTCTCTGTTCTAATCCAAATGAGGAAGTTACCAAAGAGTTTTACACGAGCAGAAGTGTATGATGTATTACGATACCAATCATACTCTATCTCTCGAATGAGACTACCGCTAGCATCAATAGCCAAGATCACTCGAGCACTGTCTGAGTCTCGAATTGCTTCGGCATACGCGTAACCGTAGATAGTATCTTGAACATCAATCCAGTGTTCCAAGGTATAACCGCTCGGGAGTGCCAACGCACTATCGACAGCATTTGTTTCAATGTTGATCCACTCTTCGTCGGGAATGAATGCAGCATAGTCAGTTATTCCCCAAGTCTTGGGAGTATTTTCGTTGCACGATTCTGTATACCAATCATACGGCCCACCTGGGATGGATAGAGTCTCCACAGTACTGTGTGCAACACCACTCACGTTACAGCTGATGGTACACAAGTATGCGGTCTCGCCACCGATGATTCTATGCCACTCGACCCACATATATCTAGTATATCTATCCCCAGAAGGTTGTGAGGGATACCCCTGTGTATAGATCGAGATGTTAGTCATTGTGCCGAACGGGTTAGTTTGAACTTCTTCGTCTCCGCCGTTCCTAGTGACGACATGCGCGTCTCCGGACGAGTCGATATATCCGAACGCGATGTCCCAGTCCCCTCCCTCTACAGAGAATACCAACCCTAGCAGATTGTCCCACTTCGCACCCCAATAAAACATAGCATTTGTTGTTGGACCTCCGCTGGGGATAGTAAAATCATACACTACAGATTGTGTCTCGTTTACAAGATCTACACAATATACTTTCTGATGATAGTTACTGCCCTCGTAGGTTCTGTAAGCCGGGAAGTACCAGTATCTGTCATTCAGTACTTCACGTTGTGACGCCCAGTAAGGTGTAGATGGGAATGCGTTATCAAACAACGGTTTTATGAAGGGGGAGATCACAGTGCTGTTACTATATGTACTAGCACCAATATCTATCGTACACTTCTTCAACACGTTATTGGGGGAATAGATATCGGTAGTATAGTAATACATGTAGAAGACATCTAGGTCACTCGTATCGCGTCTAATCGCTATAATACGAACATAGTTGGACGAGGTGTTGCCGTACGAGAGCTGAATATATAAGCCGACAGGTGTTCCCCAGCTGACATTCCCTCCAGAGAGAGTTATCGGAAGCCACCAGAAGTAACCCCTACCCGTACTACTTACTTCCTTCATGTATGCGAGCCCCCTATCATCTTTGTTGTCTACTAAAAACATTGACATCGCATATATCCCCACCATATAATCATTAGGGGAGAATCCTGAGCCCTTGGCAACAAGATGCTGCCCTGACGCATTATAGTCATCTTCGGTAAGTGACACATACATGGGTGCATACCCATTACGAGTATGGCACTTTGTCCCAAAACTGTATTGACCGCCTTCATCGATGATCAAACTCATATTACACCGTTGTTGCTAGAGTGATTACCACATGGGTAGGTGAGCCTGACTTTGCTGAAATATCAAGCCAGAGCCAATAGTCGGGTATCAAGATCGGGTATGCAAACGTACTTACATCAATGCCCGTCGTTGGTGCTACAGCGTCCGAAGCCATTAAGTCGACACCCGCTGTCCCGATTGTAGACCGCAATTCAATGTTGAAGGTCACAGATGTCCCTCCGACACAATATGCACTAATACGGAGTGGCTTGTGCATCTCCTTCAACTTCGGTCCTGGGATACCTCCGACAGTAGGTACAGCTATCACCCATGTGTAAGTTCTAGATGCCTGATAGCTTGGAAAGGGTGGGAAGGGTGGAAAGGGTGGGAACTCTGGGAACGGATCGACATCTCCATTATCGTTTGTAGGCAAGTCACCAGTCACGGCAAGGTCAGCATACTCGCCGTTGACTTTGTTCTCGAATTTCAAGGTGACTTGAACTGAGAAGAATCCCGTCAAGTCATCGAATTCGTATGATACACTTTGTACGAACAAGTTGTATGAACCATCAGCGATGCCATTCAGACTTCGCGGGACATTCTCTGAGTCGACAATCATCGTTACATAGTATTGTGGGCAGATATCCAAGAGACGATTATCCTGAATCAAGGGGACTGTAATCGTCGGGTATGGGTTGTTCCTTGCAGTCATGATGAGTCCAGCTAGTTCATTAGCCTGAGACTGGCTCGAAAGAACAACTCGATCGATCGTCTCGTTGTGCCCGTATCGCTTGAAGGAGTGACCGTTCGCAAGAGACGCATATGCGACAAGACCAGTATCGACATTCACCCCGTTGAAATACATCCCCGATAGACTGATCTGATTGACAGTGTTTAGAGGAGTATATTCTGCTTCGATCTCCTCGCCATAGTCAGCACTCGTAAGCTGCATCAGTGTAGAGTGGCTTGCAGATCTCGTCGCTGCAGGTTGATACTCGCTCT